GGGCATGTACAAGCAGGACGTGAACGACAACGGGAGATACGCCAAGGACATCAAGAAGAAGGGATATCAGATAATGCTTCCAGCGGCAGTAAAGCTATGGCCGACACCGACAAAAAGGGAATATTTTCCGCCACGGCTTCCAGAAACAATGGCAAAGACAAAACGCAATCCCCTGACGAACACGCTTGGGGATGCCGTTCAGTATCGGGAGGGGAAATCCTACAAGGAAACTGGTCAGTTGAACCCGATGTGGGTAGAGTGGCTCATGGGATACCCAATAGGGTGGACCGACTTAAATCACTCGGAAACAGCTTAATCCCCCACATACCTTACTACATTGGACAATCCATTATAGCCACTTATGAAGATAACGATACCGTATAAGCCGAGGGAACATCAAAAGATCATACATGACAACCTGAAAAGGTGGAATGTTCTGGTGGCACACAGGAGGTTTGGAAAAACCTGCCTTGTTCTCAACGAACTGATCCGAAAATGCATGACCAATACCCTCACCAGCCCCAAGTATGGCTATATAGCCCCTACATACAGGATGGCGAAACAGACCGCTTGGAGCTATTTGATGGAATACACGGGAACCATCCCCAATGTTCATTATCATGAAACGGAATTAAGGGTGGATCTTCCTGGAAAGAGAAGAATACAATGCTTTGGAGCGGATGCCTACCAGAATCTGCGAGGAATGAGATTTGATGGCATCGTGGTTGATGAAATTGCGATGATGCCCCCTGCGATATGGGAGGTCTTGCGACCTGCCTTATCGGATAGAAAGGGTTGGCTGATAGCGATTGGCACTCCAGCAGGGCATAACGCTTTTTTTGACCTTTTTGAGAACGCAAGAAACTCAAAGGACTGGTATTCCTCTGTATTCAAGGCGAGTGATACGAAAATTATAGACGCAGAGGAACTCGAAGCCTCAAAAGCCCTCATGTCCCCAGAGCAATACGAACAGGAATTTGAATGTTCCTTCGATGCAGGGGTATTAGGGGGAATATATACCCGTGCGATCTCCGATATAACGGAGAAGGGACAGATAACGAAAATAGAATACGATCCCCAGTACCAAGTGAACACGCATTGGGACCTTGGCATAGGAGATGCGACCGCCATCTGGTTTTCCCAGAATGTCGGCAACCGCATTCATTTGATTGAATACTATGAAAATTCAGGCCAAAGTCTGGAGCATTATGTCAAGTATCTGGCAAGCAAGGATTTCAAGTATGAAAATCATTTTGGCCCTCATGATTTAAAAGTAAGGGAATTGGGATCAGGACAAAGCAGAGTGGAAATAGCCAATAATCTGGGCTTGTATTTCACCATTGTTCCCAAGCTCTTGATTGAGGACGGAATTAATGCAGCACGCATGATTCTGCCTCGTTGCTGGTTTGACAAGGAAAAATGCAAACTGGGCTTGGAAGCCCTGCGGCAATATTCATGGGAGCGAAACGACAGGACGGGACACATACAAAATAAACCCAAACACACCTGGGCCTCGCATGGCTCGGATGCGTTTCGGTATCTAGCCGTTGGATTGAATCAATCAACCAACTTCGCTAGCAACATAAAATATCCAAAAATGGGAATAGTTTAATGACAGCAGGACGACCAGAAATACATACAAAGGAACTAGAGGAACATATATGCGACAGGCTCGCTTCAGGTGAAGCTATTCGCACCATTACTGCCGAGAAAGGTATGCCTTGCTGGAAAACAGTCAGAGACTGGTTCAAGACAAAGGAAGGCTTTCAGGCACGCTACAGCCAAGCGAAAATGGAAGGCATAGAATATATTTTATCCGATAACAGGAAAAAAGCCCTTGACACCTATGAACGGTCAAAAGAGGGAAAAGGAAAAGTGGGGTTGGAAGAAACCCATGCTTTAAAATTACTGATGCACGATGCACATTGGTCGGCTAGCAAGCTGGTGCCAAAAGTGTATGGTGATAAAAACCAACAGGAAATTGTGGGAGCTGATGGTCAGCCCCTTATAATTAGATGGGAGAAATAATGGGAACTTCAAACGGAAAAAAATACCATGGCAGATTAAGATTCGGAAAAGGCTCTGTACGAAGCGAATACAGGGTTTCTGGGTATGACGCTGAAATCAACAGGCTCGATGCGGCAGCACAGCCGAATGATAAAGGCAAATCTACAGCCGTTCCAAGCGAACCAAAGGTTTGGGCGACAACAAAAAATCTTACCCGTGGGAAACTATTTGATCCAGATAGGATACACCCTAAAAACTGGGGAAAAGCTTAATAAATCATGGCAAAAATGCGAGATTCAGAGATACTCGCTTTGCTCGGTCAACAGCTTGATCAATCTCTAGGGTATTTATCAGGAAAGATTCCGCAGGAACGCAGAGCCGCCTTTAAATATTACCTGGGAGAACCTTATGGTAATGAAGTTGAAGGACGATCACAGGTAGTATCACAAGATGTATTGGAGGTAATTGAGAGCATATTGCCGTCACTCCTACGCATTTTTACCGCAGGCGAACAGATCGTAAGATTTGAACCCAAGGGACCAGAGGATCAGCAGGTTGCAGACCAATGCACCGATTATGTAAACTATGTCTTTATGAAAGACAATCCAGGTTTTCTCATTCTCTATAATTTATTCAAGGATGCCCTCTTACAGAAAAATGGTTTCGTCAAACATTTCTGGCTGGAGGAAGAAAAAAAGGTTGAAGAAGAATACAAGGAACTCACGGAAGTAGAATATCAAACTTTATTAATTGATGATGAAGTGAGCATAGACGAACATGACGAGCAGGAAGTAGAAACAGAGATAGGCGTAGAATACATTCACGATGTGAAGATTACACGAACAAAGAAGATTGGTCGAGTAAAAGTTGACAGCGTTGCACCAGAGGATGTTTATGTTGCACGAAATGCGATCAACATTCAGGATGCCCAGTTCTTTGCCCACCGACTGTTCAGGACAAGAACACAACTGTTAAACATGGGTTATTCCAAAAAAGTAGTCAGTAAACTTCCCACTTACACAAACAGTTTTTACAATCAGGAACACACAACAAGGGAGCTGTACGAAACAGCCGATCCCGCAATAGAATTTCAATCCATTGACAAGTCAACGGATTACATCGAACTGATGGAATGTTACGCTCGGTTAGATTACAACGGAAACGGAAAAGCACAGCTTCGTAAAATTACGATGGCTGGCAATAGAAATCACATACTGGATAACGAACCCATAGATGACATTCCATTTTCCATGGTAACTCCAATTCCTATGCCTCATTTATTCTTTGGAATGAGTGTGGCGGATTTGGTCATGGATTTACAACTTATCAAATCAACTGTCCTACGACAAACAATGGACAACATGTACTTGCAGAACAATGCAAGGAATGTGGTCATTGACGGGCAGGTGAATTTAGATGACTTAATCACATCACGACCTGGCGGAATTGTTCGAGTGAAAGGACCTGGAGCGGTAACACCTTTGGCAACTCCAAGTTTCTTGAATGAAGGTCTTTCCATGTTGGAAAAAATTGACCAACTGAAAGAGGCACGAACAGGAATCTCCCGATCCCAAATGGGAGCCGATCCAAATGTGATACAAAAATCACACACTACTGCCACAGGCGTAAATGCCTTGGTCAACGCAGCGACACAACGAATTGAATTGATAGCTCGTATCTTTGCAGAAACGGGCGTGAAGGATATGTTCCGCAGCATCATGCACTTGGTAACAAAATACCAGGATGAGGAACGAACAATCAGACTTCGCAACCAGTTCTACAAAATGAATCCAAAAGACTGGCAGAACTATGACATGGATGTATCCATTCAAGTTGGTCTTGGAACGGGTAATACCGATCAGCGTGTTGCATTACTTTCACAAATTTTAAACATACAGAAAACATTAATTCAACAAGGCGGATATGGTCGCTTGGTGGATGACCAAAAAATCTATAATACTTTAGAGAAGTTGGTTATCAACGCTGGTTTCAAATCAGCAGAGCCATTCTTTGTTAATCCTGAAACAGCACCACCTCCACCTCCTCCACAACCTGATCCGTTAATCCAAACAGCGATGGCGGAGATACAGGCGGAGAAGGAAAAAACAATCGCCACTCTCCAACAGAAGCGAGAGGAAATGATGGTGGACATGCAAGTGAAGATTTTAGAACTGGAAACAAAACTGAAAATAGAGGCGGAGAAAATAGATTCAACCGAATTGCGTAAAGCTGCTGAAATTGAAACAGCCTTGATTAAAACCAATGGTGGACGATAATGGCACAGAACGCTTATTTACAAAATTTATTGGGAATTGGACCACCTCTAGGAAATCCAATGGGATTAATGCGGTATGAATATACAATGCCGAATTATCAAAGCCTTCTTAACCAAGGATTAACACCTTCAGATATTGCTGGAAAAGACCCATATTGGGGAAGATTTGGACAATATCCTTTTGTCCTTGATCCAGCAACAAATCAAGTAAGCGTTCCAGGACAGGCTCCTGGAGTAACACCCATTACAACAGATACACAAACAGATACCGTAAGTGAGAGCGTAACCCCAGGAGGGGTTGATTATAGCTCCGATGTTCGAGATACTGTATCCACTCCTTATGGTGATTTCACCAGCGATGACTTTACCCAGGATATTTACACCTATCCAAGCAACAAGCCAATGAACCAAATGACGGAACAGGAGTTGATGGCGTTCGGAGAGGCAAAAGGTTATATTGACGCAGATGGAAGATTAATGGGACCGATGCAAACTACATTAGAGGGAAAAGGTTTATATGGCTCTATGCTATCTCAACCAGCCCAAATAATGAATGACAAGAAATATGATTGGTTCCTTGATTCACTCAATCAAAAGGGAATGATGCAAGGAGGCGGAACTGCTGATAGTTTATCCTTTGCGATGCACTCTCCACAGTATAATGCAACATTAGCAGAGGCAAATAGGTTAAACACTATTAGGCGAGAGGATATGAAAAAAATTGGATTTTCTGATGTTGAAATAAATAAATATATGACTTCAGGGGATGTAAAA